CTTCTTTCAGGCAGGTTTGACCATCACCGTATACATAGTCACGTGTCTGCTGAAAATGATTCCCCTCTTTTCACTTCGGTACTTGAGTTGGCAGGAGTAACGGACCCAGAAGGTTTTACCTACGACTCCTTCCATGTCATCGTATCTGGCACACAAACAAAATCTGGTTTTCAATTTTCCCTTTTACTGTCCCCATCATTTACACCACTGAGCACCCATTCCGGTGCCAAGCAATTTACTTCCCTCCGTGAAGGTCTCTCCCTCCTCCCTTCCTTGTTGGCTGAAGAGAACCTCCTCGTTTCATCCAAGGTACAAATGTTGGAGCACATGCCATGAAAGAGTTGCGGGTTCTTGCCAATGTAGAGATCGCGTTACAGGTGGATTTAACCCCTGAAGCCGTCCTTTCCTTCTTTCGCACCCTTGCATATATCATCTATTCTGTCAAGTCTGGAAGGCCCTTACAGGTCCAGCAAAGGGTACGTTTGAACCAGCTCTTTGCCCAAGCTGAGGACTTCCTCACCCAATTCGGTATCAAAGTCCCGCCTCTACGCAAGGTTGTAGATAAGCTAGAGCAGGGTGGCACCGCCTCGGATGAAAGCAAGGCCCTACTCGCTTTGGGTTCCATCCTGAAGGTCAAATTTCCTAATATATACGGAGCCACTGAGGACTCAATTCCAGAGGAATATTTTGCTCTCCTGAAAGACTTTTCCGTCCTGTCTGCCAAGCCTAGCCCTGCCGCCTACAAGCGGTTTCATAAGAACATAGGTGTATTGAAAGACCCCCATATCAATAAGCTTTTTGTCCATGAGGACCCACCGAGCACACCAAAAGAGTGGTTACTTAACCACATTCGGAGTAGCGGTAAACCAATCTTGGATGCCTCTGATGTAAGGACCGCTGCGTCCCAAGAAGGGGTGGCGGTCAAGATACCAGAGGGGTTTACCGGATTTGTTGGGGAAGACGGTGGCCTGTATACCAAGGCACGACAAAAGATTAATGGGGTTCCTGCTGGTACGATCGAAATGAACCCTAAGTATGACCCCAAATCTGATGACACTTGGGTGTTTAAAGGTCAGCCTCCAAAAGGGACCAAGTTCAAGTATTACTATACCGAAAAGTACCACAAGGCCCGTACCAAGGAAAAGTTTGCCAAGGTGGCTAAGCTGGTCAAAGGTATCGAAGCCCTTCTCAAGAAATGGCGCCGTGACCTGATGTCGGATGGCTCCAAGAAGCAGATTCCGGCTTTGCTGGTGGAAATTGCTTACCTTACACAGGGTCGTATAGGGACCCCTGGTTCTTCGACCAAAGGACAGAGTACCTATGGTTTGTCCACGCTGAGGGCCAAACATATCCAGCTTAAGGGAAACACTGCGGTACTGCATTATAAGGGCAAGGACGGTATTTCTCATAAGCATGCTATTATTCCGGACACCAAATGGAGCCGCAAGGTAATGGCTTTGCTCAAGATCCTGACAGAAGGTCTGGAACCAGATGACTTGGTGTTTCGCGGACCATCAGGAGCCCATGTCTCTGCTACCGTGGTGAACGCTTATTTCAAAGGGATCGGAAGTCCTGTTACCATCCACAAGTTACGCACCCTCCGCGGTACTCTTTTGGCGGAACAGGTATTGAAGGGTAGCAGGTACCATAGACAAGGGGTCCCGCCTTCCCAAAAGGAGGCCCTACAAGAATTTCGTTTGTTGCTGATGAAGGTAGCAAAGGCGTTGGGCCATTACAGTGGGGATAAGCTCACTCCAGACACGGCCATACAAAACTACATTGACCCATCGATCATGATTCAGCATTTCCGGTCGATTGGTGTTCGCACACCACAACCCTTGTTGCGTATGATGAGTTCGGTTAGCAGTATGCAACGTGCTTTTGAAGGAGCCGAATTGTGAGTCACGATACCATCGAGGCTATTCTCAAAGCGGTGGTAGGACATCAAGTAACCGCGCGGGCTGTCGTCCAGATTCCAGAACCGTTGGAAGAGGTAGAACACGTCGTAGTGACTTGGATCCTCCAAGACCCAGACGGTGTTGAGTATGCCCGCGGGTTTGCCCCACACGTGGAGGTCATGACCCGACGTACCACTGCGACCGCTTACTTCTCTTTACCTGATAACCTCGAAGCCGACGACTATGGTACCGAATACCAAGTTAAGTGGATTTTTGACTTTGACGGTGAAGAAGACCTACATTATTTTGAGTCTTTCCTGGTTTATCCACCTGTTACTGATCCCTTTGGTCCTATGGATGCCGTGGAGATATATGGCATGGGATCTGCTGAGCTGATTTGTATCCTTCCTATTGGTGGTCGTATTCCAACCGCTTCTGTCACGGTGTTCAACGAAGATAACGTCTCCCTTTACTCCAAGCAGGTAATCCGTTCCTCTGCCGGGGATAATGGCAAGTACCGCTTTGTTGATGCCGTTGACCTAGTGACCAATAAGTTGGTCCCTTCCCTCGTTCCATACTCAGTTATATGGAACTACAGAGTCGATCGAGTTCCCCAACAGGAACTTGGCCGTCTATTTGTGACCACTCCATCTATTTTGCAGGCTCAGAAGGAACTCGGTGATTGGATTAACAGGCTCCACACGGATACTGGCCTGGAAGAAGCCCAGTATACGATGGTTGACATGATGTCGTTCCTTAAGAGCGGGGCTGATTATTTTAACACTCTGGATCAGGTCACTACCTTTTCCATGACACGGGCCAAAGGACCTATTGCTCATTTCTGGATCACAGCCGCCAAGGCAGTGGCCCTCCGTAGTCAGTACCTGGCTGAAGGCGAGAAAAGCTTTGACTTTGGAGGGCAAGCCATCAGTCTGTCCACCGATGTTACAGGGTACCTTGAAAGTCAACTATCAAACGCTGAGTCCTACCTCCAAGAGAATGCAGAGCGTTTTAAACGGCAGGCTCGTAAGAAGGGCATTATCGGAGGGGATGGGTCTGAGAACGCAGGCGCCAACGCCAGCCGGGTTGGAGTATGCGGTGTCCAGATGAGTCTGGTCAGTCAAGCCGGGAGGGCAGTAGGGCGATGAGGAAACTACGTGTGTTGGCCGACCTCGGCCCAGAAGAAAACCAGCATTTCAAAGAGCTGGTCCGCAAGTTTCGTGGTATGTTACGACGTATCGACCTGTTGATGGAGATCGTTGACGGTGAAACGTATGACGTTGACGGGCATTACCTGGTGATTGATACCGATGAAATGGAAGAAGCCCTCGAGTTAAAGCTGGATGGTAGTGGTGCCGCTCCGTACTCCGGAGCCAAGCCCGGGAAGGCGTTTATCGTGGTATCTGTGTCTAGATCCCTTGATGCCAAGAAAGTACAGCAGTGGTTGGCAGAGCAGTGGCGTCTCAAGCCCTTTAAAGCCGTGATCAATCCGTTAATCAAAAAGGGTCACGTGATGAACGCCAAGTTCCGCAAACTGGAAAAAATGTGGGCGAGTGTCATGATGGCTCAGGAAAAGATGGTGGCCGGTGTCATCAAGGAAGTCCAGGCTCTGCCTGACCAATGAACCCGTCTTGTAAATACAAGGCATAACACCCCAGTAGGAGAGCGTAAATGAACGCCAATCGTAGTCGTTACTTTGACCCCGCGCGGGTTGCCAAGAAATTGCAGAAGCGTAACAGCCGCCGTCTGCTTGCAACCGTCCATGAATTCAATGTGTTGGCGGAGGGTCAAGTGGGCCAAGTTATCGTTGGCCTGTCGTCCCCTACCTCTGACCGGAAAGCCATCCAGGCGGCTATCAACAACGCCTTTGACGGTAAGGCCGTGATCGTACCTGACTCTTTCCGCCAGTTGGTAAACATCCGAGGTAACCGGCCAATCCTTTCGGGTTTCGTTGTTCCCAACCGTGTGGTTGAACCCTACACCGATGAGCGTGTCAAGGACATGCGGGTGATGGCATCCAATATCCTGATGGATGCCAAAGACCAAAGCTTGTGGAACGTCAAGACAAGCGGTGGTCAGAAGTTCCTGTGCCGTGACCAAGACGAAGACCTGTCTGAGTTGCTGGCCCATGCCCGCACCCGTCGGGTAGGTGTTCCACAGATTCAGGAGATCGCACGTATTGCCAGCCCTGAGAGGTCCTACGTTGGGTTTGTCGATCCAGCCGAGGGCATTGTCAAGTTCGGTTACGTCCTAACCTCCTGCACGGACTCCGGCGACGTGCTGATTGCGGTGCGGGACGAAGAGGCTGTGGCCACGCACCCTGACCTGATCGTGGAGGTGGCTTCCTTGGGTGACAGCGAACCCAAAATGCAGGTGACGGCCAAGGCACGACCTACCTACATCCCCGAGGAGAAGTTGAAAGCCTGGGCCAAGAAACAAGAGGTTGCGGACGAAATCAAGCCCATCACGGTCGAAGACCCAGAGGACTTGACGGAGACCGACCTCAAGCAGTACTACGCCGACCTATACCAACAGGATCCCAGCTACTACAGCAACCTCGAACAACTGATGCGTACCCATGGAGTCGTCTGATGAAACGTGAGCTTGCACACCAACAGGCTCTCGGACGCCTTCGCTTTACCGGTAGGGAGCCTGTTTTGGCAGGCTTCGACCGGAAGAAGCTGGGTGGTCTGGGACCCCAAGAAAAGAAAATCGTAGACCAACTGGAACCTCTACAAGGGGTGATCTCCGACCAGGTATTGTGGACGATCCTGGATGTGGCCCGCGAACTTGAGTATAGTGATGAGGTGATACAGGCACTCATCGCATTCAAGAAACGGGCATCTGTTGCAGCTCGGCAGGTCACTAAGTTGACGTCGGACCTCGATACTTTCGGGATCGACCTGTTCCTGCGTCTCCAACAAACCCACGGAGAAGAGCCTGAGGCTGAAGGGGAAATGGAATGAGCACCCACAAACAAGCCTTAACTCGCCTGAAAAGAATGGGCCGCTCCTCGGTTAACGCAAGTTTTGACGCCTTGGAGCCCACTCGGTCTGGGTCTGGCTCAGACTTTGATCTTGATGATTTTGTAGCCCAGTCTGACCAACAATACCCACAAGATGTTCTTCAGGTTCTTACCTTGTTTGATGGGGTATCTAGCCTGGATTACTACGATGTCCAGGAACTCGCAGGGCGGTTATATATTCTTCATGCTTTAAAGGCCCTTACTACTGCCCAAGAATTGTGCCAACGTTGGTTAGAAAAGAGAAGCAAAGCCCGGGGCCTAGCCAACTTGCTTTATAAGCAGGGTACACCACAAGATACCCTGCGGTGTTTACGCTCTTCTACCCACCAGGTTATCCGTGAATTGGATGACTTGGTTTACAAATCCCTGTAACCCAAAGGAAGACGAAATGACCACGACACGACAAGCGGTGGCACGCCTCAGACAATGCCAACAGGCAGGTACCGCAGACCCTGCCCTGAAAATCATCGACAAATTATACACGATGGTCGAAGATGCCTTGACGATGACCAAAACTCCAGGGTCTCCTCTGTCCAAGGAACTCAAGCGTCTGGATCCTGGTTTCCTTGGTGACAGTAAGAAACTCCATGCTCTGCTCAGCCAAGCAAGTTCCTTGTTGGAAGACATGGAGATGGAGGTAAGTCAGGCTGGTGACGCGGACGAAGATTATGATGAGTCATCCACAGAGCAGGTACTGGACGGATGAAAAGGTTGAGGGAAGTGGCAGCGTATGAGTTCGATTTGACAGCCCTAAAGGCAGACCCTGGAGGTTATGCCTCAAAGTTGTCCGCTCGGCTGCTACGTCAGTTATACCGCCGGGCCAAGAACACGTACTACAAGGGAAGCCCTTTCTTGTCAGACGCCGAGTTTGACGCGATTGAGGATACGTTCCGCCAGAGGTTCCCTGACAGCCCTTTGCTCCAAAAAGTAGGCGCTCCTGTCGATCAGGGTAAGAAACAAAAACTGCCCTATTGGATGGGTTCCCTCGACAAGATCAAACCCAACACTCCAGACCTTGACCGTTGGTTTGACGCCAACCCAGGGCCCTACGTGGTGTCGGACAAGATGGACGGCATCTCAATGCTTATCATCTGTACCAAGGGCCGGTACCAACTGTTTACCCGAGGTAACGGTAAGGTCGGACAGGATGTAACGTCCATGGTGCCAATTCTTGGGCTTCCCAAGACACAGGACACCTTCGCGGTACGGGCCGAGATCATCATGTCCGAGACGGCGTTCAAGAAGTACGCCAAGGACTTCGCAAACCCACGGAATTTCATGGGTGGGTTGGTCAACCGCCCGGATGTCAGCCCTGCCCTCAAAGACGCCACCTTGGTGTGCTACGAACTCATCGTTCCACGCAAGAAACCCTCCGAACAGCTCAACTACCTGAAACACCAGCTTGGATTCACGGTCGCTCCTGCCAAGGCCTATAAGGTCCTGGACGCCCAGACACTCTCTGACAGACTCATTGCGAGGCGGAAGAGCTCTAAGTTTGCCATAGACGGTCTGGTGGTCACACAGGACTCAATATACAAACGCGCCACATCTGGCAACCCTCGGTACAGCGTAGCCTTCAAGATGTTGATGGAGGATCAGATAGTGAAATGTAGGGTGGTGAGTGTAGAATGGAACGTGTCTAAGCATGGTATTTTGAAACCTACTGTCATAGTGGAACCGATGTAATGGGTATGTCTAAATCTCTCGAGGTAAGAGAACAAGAGTATATTAAATCCTTGGATTCTACTTTGGTAGGGTACCTTTCCGGGTATTCCGGTGTTCACGTACCTTGTAGCCATTATTGTAAGATCTGCGGTAATGGGTTTATAACTAAACCCAGGACCACGAAAAACGGGTTCCTTAACTGCCCTGCCTGCTCTGATAGGTTGCAGAATTTCCATTCGATGTGCAACCATATGACAGAAATCCGTAACTCTTCCTTTTATGTTATGGAAGGTTATCGTCGGTTGAAGAATGCCAAAAACCTGTATCAATGTAAGTTTTGTAATACCCAGGATTGGTATACCACAGAGGCTGTTAAACGTGGTGTTGGTTGTCGATCATGCAACCCGTCAAAACATGGCCTACATACCACAGAGAGATACGGTGAGAGGTTGGAGAAATTAGGTAAAGCCCTACAGCCTATAGGAGTGTATAAGGGTATTAGTGTTCCAATAGAACATAAATGCCTTTCTTGCGGTGCCTTATTTACGGCCCGCCCTTCTTCCGTGTTGGCTAAACGAGGCTTGGCATGTAATGCTTGTTCCAGCACAAGATTTTATCATTCTTATACGTTAGGTTCCCGGGTCGTTCAGGTACAAGGATATGAAGACCTAGCATTGGATTGGTTACTCCACAAAAAAGGGGTGGATCCTTCAAGGATCCGAGTATTTAGTGACCGCGAAGTGCCGGTTGTATATTACCAACTTGACGGAAAGAACCGTAGGTACTACCCCGATTTGTTCCTCCCGGACCGTAACATACTTATAGAAGTAAAGTCTTTACACACGGCAGGATTAACAAACCATAGATTACATAAAAGCTCCCCTGACCGTTTATGGCACATTTTGTGTGCTAAAGCCCGACAGACAATGAAGGATGGTTTTATCTTTCGACTTTTGGTTATGCAAAATGATAACGGCTCCCCCAAACGCATAGTTTTGCCACGAGGTTGGTATCGGAAGACACGCACTCAGATTTTAAAGGGGATACACCATGGCTAAAAGTGTACGTCCTGGTGTTAGATTGGGAGGGGTAACTATCCGTCGGGTAACTGGTTTCAATGCCAAGTTCATCAACGACAACAAGGTAGGGCCTGGTGCGGTCCTCAAGATTACAAGGAGTGGAGATGTTATCCCGCATATTTTGGAGGTTGTTGCTCCTAGCCGCAAGGCAGGATTACCGGAAGACGGTAACTTTGAATGGACTTCCTCTGGTGTCGATATACGCGCCACGGGGGACACCGACGAACAGTTGGTAAAACAAATTGCTTGGTTTTTTAAGGCCATTGAAGTCGAAAACTTTGCTCAAGGTACAATCCAACGGTTGGCTACTCATGGAATCGACTCCATCGAAGCCGTTATCCGAGCCACGAAAAAAGACTTGATGGCGGTTCCTGGCATCCAGGATAAAACGGCCACCACCATCGTCACCGGGATTAAGAAAGCTTTGAATCCAGTGTCTCTGCCCGTATTGATGGCGGCTTCTGGGGTATTCGGTCCTGGCTTTGGTGTACGGCAGTTAACACCACTGGTTGAGAAATACCCGCAGATCATGGATCTTAACAGACCTAACCCTCGGGACTTGGAGCATATGGCCCTGTCTGTATCTGGGTTCAGCAGTAAGCGTGCCAAGCAGTTTGCCCAAGGATTTCCCAAATTCCAGGCCTTCGTAAAACCCATCAAACGCCTGATTACCATTGAAACACTAGGTCCTGTGGCTCCTCCAGAGGGTGACAAGATGTCGGGTGAGATTGTGGTGTTTACCGGCTTCAGGGATAAAGACTTACAAGAACAAATCGAACGTGAGGGCGGTACTATCGCCAGCGGCATCTCCAGGAAAGTGACAGTCCTGGTGATGAAACTTAAAGGTACTGGCAGTTCCAAGGAGCGGAAAGCGGTTAACCTTGGCATCAAGATCATGACTAGGGAAGAGCTGGTTGAGACGTTCAACCTAGAAAAATGAAAGATCCAAGGGGCCCTCACTGGAAGGAAGAGCTGTTCTTTATGGGATTACTGTATATAGTAGGTGGTGCGATGTTTTTTGCATGGGTAAAAATGAGGCTGTTGCTGGGAATGTGAATGGTGGACCCATCAATTGGAGGCCCGCCATGTTTGATTTTATTCCGCCCCTCGACCTTGTTTCGGCACTCATCATTATTGGAATGCCGGCTTTAACCATTGGTTTTATCAGCGGCGTCTTGAGCTGTAACGTATCTTGGCGTCAACTTTTCAAAAAGGGAGGTCTCAATGGACCCACACAAAGAAGCATTGGCCCGGCTGCGTCAGGCCTGGAGTGCTGCCAATGATATGGCGGTACGTAATCACGAACGTAAAACCACTCAAGTTAAGGAGTAAAGCAGATGCCCACCGTCACTGCCCTGAAGCCCAAGCGGAAGCCTGAGAAAAATCCGGCCAAGAAGAAGGCCCGCCAGAAGTACTACCAAAAGAACAAGGCCAAGATCCAGAAGCAGCAGCAACAGTACCGCAAGAAGAACAAGAAAAAGATTGCTGTGCGGCGTGCCAAGAGGAAATAACCATGAACATCCACCAACAGGCGTTGGCTCGCCTTCAGGAAACAGCAGGCGACTTCCTACGAACATACACGCAATGAACTCCAAATCCCTGAAGACCTGGTGTTCTTCGAACAACTGTTGTTTACGCCGCTCCCTGACGGTGACCGGAAGAAAGCCAAAGCTTTCTGGTCCTTGCTCCGCCGTAAAGGCCAATATTCCGATTCCATGCGTGATATGAAGGGTAAGGGTAATGCCTTGTTCCAAGCCTGATTTATGAAATCCCTACGGGTTGTCCTGCTTCCACGTATTCCAGTAATACACCGCGGCCAAGTTTGTGCCATGGTGCCTAGCAAGGGCCTGAGGTTTCAGGCCCTAGCCCGGCTCTCCTTGTCGAGTTTGCGAAAGGTCCTAAGCATACAGACGTTCCCTACTTACCAAGTGAGGACCGAAGAGATTCCGCCTGGAGAGTCGGGTTCCAATAAGCCGCTGGAGATGAAGAGTGCATACAACCTAGATGGGGATTATATAGGGGATCCCGAGTTCGCTGCCTCTTTGGCAAAACGAGGAATCGTACCCGAACTGTCAGCACCCGACCACAATGTCTGCTCTGTTGGATACTGTGAGGCCAAACAAAAGTGGTATGGGTGGAGTCACCGCGCCATGTATGGGTTTGGAGTCGGCTCCAAAGTCAAGAAAGGTGATTGTGCTTTTCACCCTTCCGACCCACAGGAATTCCTCGAGGACGTTGAGGCATGGTACTCAGATGACATGTACCAGAACAAAGAGATCACTCTCCACGAGGACGGTGACAGTGTAAACATCCATGTATCCTATGAAATTTGGCCAAAAGGTGATGAAAGTCAGGCCATCTATACAGACCATGTTGAGCAGTTTAACAGAGGGCGTGGGGAGTGGCAGGCGGAAACGATGGATGACGCGAAGCAGATGGCAATAGACTTCGCAAGTGGAGTATCATAGTGGAACAGGAGTGCAAAATACACTCGGATAGTAAGGAAGTGGTGTTTGTACCACCCAGTACCTTCCAATTTGAATGTCATGGTATGTTTCGGAAGGCTATGGACCAGGTTAAACCCGACCAGAATCTTGTGGTTGACCTAAGACATGCCAGGTACATTGATAGTGCTGCCCTTGGTATTCTGTTAATAGCCAACGAAAAGCTAGGACCCAAGCGTGTAGTATTACGTCACGCACGTCCTGGCGTCCGTAGAATACTGGAAGTAGCCAACTTTCAAAAACTTTTCAAGATGGAGTGACCATGAACACCCACCAACAGGCACTGGCTCGTCTTAAAGAAACAGCCGAGGATGAACCTTGGGGCGAACCTTACGAGGTGATGGTGGAACAACTGGTGGCCAATGGTTTCAAGATCGGGCCCAAGGTTACCGGTACTATGGATACCTACAAGCTCCTACGTTTTGCTGGTGAGGGTGCTCTCAAAAAGGCGATGAGGGCCGCCAAGTGGAAACCCACTCCTGACGAGGACACGGACTTCCCGGATGTTAATATGGGGAATGGTCCAGAATATTATATTGTTCCGCCAACCTTTGGGAAGTCCGGGGAATACAACGGTATCGTGCTGTCTCCGCACTCAAAGACCATCTATGTGGGACCAATGTAAATTATTTATGAGATTTGAGACTGGGTTTGTAACAATGGGATTTCGTGTGGGTTACCTGTTTCCGGGTACCAGTGTAGTTGTGGCCGTCAGGACACGGGCATAAACTATCTCTCTGATTGGTAAGGGTCCAACACATCCTGAATAATAACTCCAGGGAGCCTAATGACAGTCAGGCGTAATCAATATGCCCAACGTCGGGATGTGGCTCTATCACATGTTAAGTCGCAGCGGTTAAAAAAATCGCGGGCGGGCAAGGTCTCTTCCTCTCATAAAGAGGGGAGGCCCCCGTCTAGCGGCTTGACCAAGAAACAGCGTCAACAAGCACGTCGTTTGAAGAACCTGCGTTCTTTGTTTAAGGATGACGTAACAGAAATCGCATCCCTACTGGAAGACCAGCAGACAGAGAGCGCGGTCAATCGGTTTCAGCGTACTATGTTGAAGTCCCTGATGGACCTGATACCCATAGCAGAAGACAAGTACAGGCAGGAGGGTTCAGAGAGGGCTGCCTATGCCTTAAACAGTCTGGTTTCCCAAGCAAGGGAGCTAATTGCAGACATGCAGGCAGAGAGGGATGGTAGGCAACTGGCTCTGCAACTGTCATCGGAAATAATCGATCCCGCCTTTATCGGTATCGCGCAGGTGGTGATTGATAGCTTACACAATCTCAAGAGATCATTGGAAACCTATGTGCCAGAGCACAGGCATCCTCAATTGAACAATTTGGCGCGTGAGAGTGCCGGTACGATTGCTCGATACATTGAGTCACAGCGAGGGCACATAAAGGAAAAGATGGTCGAATCAATGGAGTAAACGGTATGGATGGATACCTCGGGTGCCTACCTTGGTGGTTACAAGGATGACACGCTTTTATCGTAAATCCGGTGGGGTGACCCGTATCCAACGTCCTGGGTATGGGTCCCAGTGGGCCCAGTTATCAGCCCGTGTTCGTGAACGAGATAACCACACTTGTCGGTCATGTGGTGAGACCGCGTCAGCCCGTAAGGCGCGAGGTGGGAAGTTAGAAGCCCACCATATTCGCCCAAAGTCTAGGGGAGGTTCCGATTCCATGAGTAACTTGATGGCCGTGTGTGATCGGTGCCACGTCCGTAAACACAAACACATGAGAGGCTCACGGTGAAGGAGTTGGCGGTAAAGGTTCCTACATACACCGCAGAGATGGAGCGGTGGTTTGAGCATCGGACGGCCCGACACATTAAGTTAGTACAACGGGCTGGCACCTCTTTGTTCAGGTTCTTTGCTGATCCAGAGGACCTTACGTTGTTCAAGCAGCGTCTGAAGGGCCATGATCGTACCAAGTATGGCCCTCAAGAGCGGGTGCCCTACATCTTCATTTCCTGGTGGTATAAGCACAAGGACACCCCTACACCTTATGAGTACCCTCCTGGGATTGAAGCCTGGACTCATCGTGCTTCTGAGCACCATGTGCGGATGAACTTACACCACCCCGAGGCCCATGGAGCGGACGACAGGATGCAAGATGTGGATTTGGTGGACATGGTTGCAGACTGAGGTGGCATGTCCCTGGAATTAGGAACCTCCTTAAGGGAATGGGCTGCCAAAGATATACCAAATTATTCTTTTACCACTCAACAGGTCCAAACCATCTGGGACCTCGTAGACATGACAGGTATTAAGTGAGGGCCCTATGAAAGAACTTACACACATTGAGGAGGGTTCGGTTAACCTCCAGTCTCTTGGGGTAGCAGCACGCCACCATGGTAAACGTCCTACCAAATCTGCTTATCCTCCACGGTTTAACCCTGATGCCCGGAAAATCTGGGACAAGATGATGGCGTCCAAGGAGTTCTTGGGGATGATGGGGGCCCTGGGAACACCCGAAAGCCAATGGCGGATGGCGCTCTCCGAGTTCATGAAACGGGCACGGAACGCCAATGTGGTGGCTGTTCAGGATACCTCAGGGGCATCGGCCAACAAACGTATTGAGAACTACCTTGGCAACGGTCGGCGTAAACTGGTGGCGGCTCTGGATAAAACAGGGCTCCTGTCAACGGCTCGCTTGATGAAACCTCATCGGTTGGTTGCTCAACGAAACTCTGGGTTCCTGATCACCAGCTCTGCCGAATTGAAGGTCCCTACTCTATCGGCGTACGGGGACCTGGTGAAACAGTTATCTGGTCATGGGTTCACAATGCCCAGGGGAGGGTCCCTCCAGCGTCAGGTCTGCCCTGGGGTACGTGTACAGCTCAATCGTCGTCCAACCCTGTCCTACACCGTGGAGGTCCACCAGGACCCGGTTATTCGGGTAAGGGGTAATGGGGTAGTGTCAAAGAAGCAGTTCCTATCCTTTGTTGAACGGCGCCTTTGGTTGCCAGTTGTGAGGGCGAACCGCTTCAAGACCCTCAAAAACCCCAAGAGTTTATTCTGAACCACAAGAACCATACGCTAATTTCATATGGTTCTACTGTAAATAAATTCACGGTAGAACAGGAGCATGAGAAATGACCATAAAGTCCCTTAGGATCATCGGCCTCCAACAGCCAGTCCATGAGATGGGCAAAGAGTTGGCAGAACTGCGGCAGGACCTCAAACAGGGGTATGACCCTGGCATGACAGAGGACCAGGTGGATGCCCGCAATGCCCGCCTGAACCAACAAATGGACTCTTTGTCAGAGGCATACGATAAGTTACACGCCAAGTACATGCAATTGGTGTCGTTTACCGATGAAGAGCGTGATCGTACCATTGGTCGTATTGTTTCCGACCTAAAAGACATGGGCCAGCCTGCTGGGTTTGAACGGGCCACCCGTATGTATAACCAAGATTTTTTCCAACAACAAGAAGACCGAACATTTGCACGGCAATTGGCAGAAGCACTCCTGAACCATTTTGGTCCATCCGGCGCCTACCGTGTCTGGGAACGGGCGGCTGAATAAGCATAATAGAGGACAAGTGACATGCGACGACTGAAACTAAGGATCCCGAACCGTAAAGTCATAAAGGGCCTGAAGGTACAACGCCGTAACGGCGTGACCGGGCGTGTTAACACACGTTCCAGCTGGCAACGCCCGGTTCCATTGGTGTCCAAGGTCAAACCCTTCCATTATTTGGAAGAAGCAGGCGTTCGCAGCCAACTCCAGGCGGCAGTGCCTGAGCCCAAGTCTTTCAAGAAGGCTTTTTTGAAGCCTGTCCTGCATAAGTTTGGGGAGTTTGTTCGGCTGGCAGTAAGTGGGGCCCAGAACGAATTCATTACTCATTTTATGGATAACCTCCAGGTACAGCGGGACGAGCCCAAGGAGCCGAACCCAAGGTTAGCAATTTCTGATGCCTCTCATGCAGCCATTGCAGAGAAAACCAACCAGATTCGTGTCAAAAAAGCCGATGATGGTTTCCTCCTTACGATCCCTCTTGGTGGTACCATTGGGGCCGCTTTTGATTTCTCCAGCATCGCACGCAGTGTTGATACCTATATGCCTTGGGGTGACAACAACCCAGAGGCCAACGCACTTAAACAACAAATGATTGAGGCGTTGAATAAATTCCCAGGTCCTGCCCTCTTCGACATATCCCAAGCAGTCGATCACACCTACAGGGCGTCTGATGCTGTTGAGACAAGCCCTTGGTTCGACCCCACCCATTCTGATTTGGCGGTTTCCAAGGACTCTCTGGCGTTGTTCAAAAAATACGTCAAGATGATCCGCCTCATGTCACCTCCGTTGGATGCCAAGGATTTGGGGTATGGTGGCGGTCTATACAATGAGTCCGACATCAACAAAGAGAGTCCACTGACCAGCATCAAAGACGCCGCCAATCCAATTGGATTCGCCGCACAGGCATTGAACTCTCGGGACTTCTTTACATCAATGGTGTTGCACGTTCCTGCTGAGTACGCGGAGTACATAATCCAAACGCCCTTTGCCCAGGCAGAAGCCAGTGACATGCTCTTGTGGAGTCAACAATGGATCCAAGGGTTGTTCAAGAAGGGTGAAAAGTGGCAACCGCGGATGAACCCCATCCGCAACATCCGTGACTCTAACAGCGATGTGCAGGGTGATGTGAAGCCTCGTGTTAACGAGGATGGTCTGTCCATCACCTTCCAAGGGGATTTGGTTTGGATTCCAACATCTGATAACGTTGACGCCTATGACCAGGAAGTGAAAGATTTTGCTTCCCAACATGGTGGGGAAGAAGTCACCTTCCAGGATGTCAAACAACCATCTGGTCGGCGCCGTCGAGTATCTGTGGATGAAGGTGAAGAACCCGTCAAGCCAAAGAAACTCCCCGCCAATATGTTGGTGTACACAGACTGGGTAAACAACCGGCTTGCTTACACTGATACGAGTGCGGCTCTCAAAATCTGGAGCCTGGAAGGCTTTGCCAGTGGCCAGTCTACCGCGATTGCTTCTTTGTTGGAGCGTCCGTTGTTTGGATATAACGAGGAAGAAGAACTCTTAGAGAACCTCGGCCGCGCCGCCAACCGTTTGACTGACGGAGGTACCGACCTTAACTCTTTCATGGGTGATGGTCCCGTTGGTCAGTCGGATGAACTCTTGTCTTTGCTGAACCCTGCCCAGGCAGAAAAGTACAGCCCTGACGACAAGTACAGTGTACCTTGGGGTCTCCGCAACATCCTAGGAGGTTATTTTGACATGTCGCCAGGGGAGATCGTCAGGAAAGTACACTCCGCAGTCCGCGATCTGAAGACCTACTACGACTACGATCGGTCTGCCAACCCCGCTGATGTGCCTGAATGGGTGGAACAACATTCGTCCATGGATGACTGGAAACTCCACCTGGTGTCCTCCAACAGCCCTGTCCCGGCCCTCCGTCCCCTCGGGCGTATGGTCGAAGCCGCTTGGAAGTTGGTTGAGGGGGACCCGACAGCGGCCCTCTCAGGGCGTTCGGTACTAAACGGTATGAAAGAGGTTGCCCAACTCCTGTGTATTGCCAAGTACGCTTCCAAGTATGACCAGGTGGTTGCTGCTGACCTCAAGAGGCGCCAACCCTACATCGATCCACAGATCGACCCCAACGCAGAGCCTACGGCTCTCCCTTATGTCGAAGGGTTTTCGTTCCTGCCTCATCAGATGAAGACCCAGAACTATCTTGTGCAGGATCCGCAGTTTGCGATCCTGGATGTGTCGCCGGGGGGCGGAAAAACGATTTTGATCTTGACGGACCTGATTCGGTTGGTCCAGGCTGGCAAGGTAACGCGAGGTATTATCTTGTGTCCTGGGTACTTGGTGCGGAACTACATTGAGGATGGCGTCTTCCTGTTCAAAGGGAAGATGAACATGATCCCAATCACCACCCAGACTTTCCGTCAATATGGAGAGGAAGGCCTCCAGAAAGTCCTGGAACAGGCACCTCGGAATACCATCGTGGTATCTGACTACGACTTCATCAAGGGTCGTGTCCGCGAAGAGTCCTACGGTCCAGAACCGATTAAGATTGGTGACAACAGCGAGATGCTGCGGTCCTTTGGGTTCGACTACATCGCGCTGGATGAAAGCCACAATGTCAAGAACCCAGCGTCCACTCGTAGCCAGGTTACTCAACGGCTAGCGGCAGATATCCCTTATCGTAGGCTGGCAACTGGTACCTTTGTTACTGACCAGATGACGGATATTGTCGGTCAGTTTAACATGATCGACCCCGCTACCTTTGGCAATAGGAAAAAGTTCATCGAAGCCTATGCCTCGGATTGGCGTGGTGGAAAGGTCTTGAGCTGGAAGCCTGACGCTGAGCGGAAGATCGCCCAACGAGTAGGCCAGTTTTCCAACCTTGTTACCATTAAGAGGAAGGAATGGGCGGCTCTCCTGCCAAAGCGTGTGGAGAACTTCCACTTTGTCAAGATGAGGCCCAACCAACGGACGGTCTACGATTCGATCCTCAAGCAGACGTTGGAGCTCATCGCCCAAAACGAAGACCTCTTGTCCAAGTTGAGGTCTGGTGATGAAGTAGAAGCTGAGAACATCGAGTTTTTGCTACGGCCCTACATGCAACGGATGGAAAAGTTCCTGTCGGCGCCTGCGATGGACCACGATGGTGAAGCCCTCCTGAAGGACCCCGCAGACCAGGTCAGCCCCAAAGCCATGCAGGTTACGAAGCTGTGCAACCAGCACATCAGCCAGGGTATCCCGGGCAAGATTCTGGTGTTCTGCGGTTACAACCGATCAGCAGATGCCATGTACGAGGGCCTGCCTCCTGACTTGCAGAGCCGGGCCCTTCGGTACCATGCTTCGGAGAAAGCCAAGCATGTCGCCCAGTTCATGAAGGATGACCGTATCCAGATCCTGATCGGTGTGGGCAAGTCTCTGGAGGAAGGCCTCAACCTCCAAATGGCGAGTCGGTTGATTAGGGTTGAGTCGGTGTGGAGCCCCGGAGCGTTGGACCAGGCAGAGTCGCGTATCTTCCGGCCGGATCCGAAAGGGCAGTTTGCCGAGCGTGACAAAGTGTACTTTGACTGGGTGATTTGTGACCAATCCATTGATGTCACCAAGATCAGCCGCTTGATCTCCAAAATGTTGGCCAAGGTTCGTTTCGATGAGCAAGGTAACCCGCTGTACGATGGAGTACCGAACCTTCCACTGGTGTCGATGACACTGGATTCGATCACTGAGAAGAACGATTTCGAGACCAACCTGTCTCAGTATCTGGAAGGCTTCCACACATACAAGGAGGCAGAGCATAAGGACTTCCAGAACTATAAGAACAACCCCAAGCACCACAAAAAGCCAAGGTTGGTGGCTACGGCCCCAGACCTCGAGGGTTCTCAGTATATGGTAGGTGTGCCCTACATTGACGGGCAGGTGTTGCCATACATGGACGAACTCGGGGTATCGACGTTTGCCAACTATGCGGAGGACAACGGGCAAGAGTTGGATGATTTCACCCCGGTGAATGCCCGTGTCCACACAGAGTTCGGGGATGGTGTTATTGTTGGGGGTACTAAGAACAAGATCAGGGTCAAGCTGGCAAGTGGTCAAACAGTGTCGGCTTTCAAGATGCGGAGTTTTATCATCCAGTCTGAGGATACCGCTCCGGTCCAAGAACGTCTGGTTGGTTTGCTAGGCTTACCCACGGTAGGGGTTATTGATGTTGGTGAGCCCGTTAATGTTCCAGACACTGGCTCTGACGCTCAGGTCCAGCGTGACAAAACCAATGCCCCGGCGACCAAAGCGGGTAAAGCCTCACGTCAACAAAAACGTCGGCGTGCTTTGGTGCCTGACGGGCGTACGGTTGAAGAACTCCAGATGGAGATTAAACAAACTGCCGTCAAGATCAAGCAGGCTGTACAAGAAGGTAACGAGGAACTGGAAAAGGAATTGCGGCGTGAACGTAGGCGCCTACGTCGGGTTATGAAACAAACGCAAGAGATGGGACCAGAGGAGACTCCAGAGGCTCCGGTGGACGAAGGACTTCCACCTACAGACGAACAGCCGGAAGGTGAGGGTATCAAGGAACTTAAGGTTGAACAGGAGCCCACCAATGAGGAGGAAGAACAGAAACAAGCCGAGGACCATAAAGACCAGCTTAAGAAGCAGGCAGAAGACCATGTTGAAGATCTCATGGATGATGCCCAACAACAGATGGAAGAAGAGCCTCCTGCCGAAGAAGAACCCCGCATGGATGTTGATCCCACAGAGGTAGTCGAAGACCAGGATGAACAGCCGGTGGGCCCAAGTGGGGACCAAGTTCGGAAGCCTGTTCCAACAGGTGACAAGCAGGCAGGTAATGGCTTTGAGGCGTTCTTGACGGTCGCCAACAACATCATTTGTGTGACCGTTGATGACGACGACCCTGATGCTCCGCCTGCAAGTGAGATGCAGGATCTTGGGTTCCATCTGATCCCGGCTTACGCTTTTGCCTATATCCCGAACAAGCAAAAGATGGCGCTTATGGTGGATGCCTTAGTCGAGGGTTACGAAATGCGGAGCAGTTTCGTCCGTACCCTTCGTCGCCTTCAACAGGCATTTGACCAAGGCAAAGGACGCCTGTTGAACGTACCTAAAGCCACTCAGATGGATATCAAGAACTTCTTCCGTATGCGGTTCCGCCCTGTTGGAAAACCAACCATACTGCGGCCGTACCCGGTTATCCAAGACGGCCAGCTCTTTATCTGTGCTACGATTCCCACCCAACCTGCTTCCAAGACGCTGAGGCAGAAAGCCAAGGTACCGGGAGTCAAGTGGGAGCGTTCCAATGGAGAGTGGTTCTACTTCGCCAAGTCCAAGAACGATGCCAAGGACAAGGTAAAGGAGATGGTAGATGCAGGTTATGATATTCGTAACCTCGACCAAGTGAAGGAAGAGTATAAACAACTCAAGGTTACCAAACAAGACTCAGGAGGCAACGAATAACATGACCGACATTGGACACAAAGAAATCACCCAGATCCAACAGGTGTTGATTGATAAGGGATTCCTATCAGGCAAAACCACGGGAATCTGGGACCACGTAACAAGTAAAGCCTACTTTGGTTGGTGTGCTGCGCAGGGCGCCTCTCGGTTGGTTCGTAATTCTCAACCTGTCAACATGGAAAGCCTAGAACCTGTTTTGCGAGGCTTGCTGGTGGAAGAACCTGCTGCGAAACCAGATCCGGCTCCTGCCAAAGCGACACCCAAACCCATCATGCCACCCAAAACGGCGGCCACCATTCGACCTCCCTCCAGCGGTCCTGTAACCCCTCCTGGTTCTCGGAAAGGCAAAGGCCCCCGACGCCAAGAAAAACCCGAGGGAGAACCCAAAGCGGTCCAGCAAAAGCCCAAGTCGGTGGATCCGGATGCCCGACCTGAGAAACAGCAAGCCCACCCACATCCCGCTTCTGTGACTGCCTCCCAGGTAGGTCTCATACGGGCCGACGAGCCGACCGAAGAAAACACGCGTCCTGACTGACCAACCACTCTCCTTTCCTTGGATGTTATACTGGGGCCCTTCGCGGGCCTCTTTTTTTGAACTGTAAATAGAATTCAAGGAAATGACCATCACAGGTACAAAGAAGGAGCATGGCTATGAGCGGAAGGTTTATTGCTATTGAGGGTGGTGAAGGTACAGGGAAGACCACCCTTTTGAAAGGTCTGATCCCTTGGGTTAAAGAGACCCAAGGGGTGGAGGTAGTCGTGACAAGGGAACCTGGCGGGACTCCCGCTGGAGAAAGGATGCGTAGTATCCTTCTGGACCCAGAGACTGACCTATGTGGGGATGCCGAGTTATTGTTGGTGTCAGCCGCTCGTTGTCAACACGTACACCAGGTAATCCAGCCTGCTTTGGACCGAGGAGACTGGGTTATCTGTGATAGGTTTATTGACAGTACGTTCGCTTACCAAGTAGGTGGTCGCCGTACTTCAGTTGACAATTTTCGGGCCGCTTCTGCCATGGCCGTCCAGGGAGTGTTCCCACACCTGACTCTTTTGTTGCTGATGGATCCGGTTAAAGCAATGGCCAGGATTGAACGTGGGTTGGATCGAATGGAACAAGAGGATCGGGCTTTCTTCGACCGCGTAGCCTACAACTTTGAGAACCTACACCGATCTCCCTTGTTCAGGGGCAGGTCAGTAGACCAAATCAATGCCGACCAACCACCAGAAGATATACTGGCAGCCGCCCAGTCTGCCATCCAAAAACACCCTCAACTGGGAGCACGCCAGTGATAACAGACCGCCGGCAGATGCGTTATGTGACTTTCCAAAACGATCTTCCAGAGGGTTGGAGCCCAAAGGAATGCCCCGCATTTGACGTAGCTATCCCTATAACGAAAAACTGGAAGACCGCCAGGCGCCGTGTTATTCTGGTGGTAGAACATGTGGATGGTAAAGACCTCAAGGAAAAGGCGTTATTGGATCGAGGAACCGGCGCCACCGTTGTCACGAACCTCCTACAATTTGCCCGCCGACAATGTGCTCTTGTCAACCCAGAATCCATTGAGGAATCGGTGGCTTATGCCACCATCAACTTCAATTTCTTCAAGACCTACCACCTCAAAGGTGCCCGACGTAAGCACGCCAATGATGCTGCTTCTAAGCGAGTAAAGGCGTTTGTTCGCAAGATGGATCCGACGAACGTGATAGTATTTGGGGATGAAGCGGCAGAATCCCTGTTACCCCGGGTGGATGACATTTCACATAAAAGGGGTTGGCCCCATGCTATCAAAGTGCGAGGGAAGCCTGTCCTGGTCACCAACACCATACGGTACGACCACACCTATTTTTTGCGTGGTACCGACATGGACAATGACTCCGATGCCGAGAGTCAGACAAAGATGGATGAAGCCATCACCCAGGCCAATATTCTTGGATATATCGGACGCACTCTCATGTCGGCGTTTTTGGACCGACTCCCATTTACGGCCTCCGAGGTGCGGCCAAATCCAATCCTCATCGATACGTTGAGCAAGTTTAAGCGTATGATGAGGGTCATTAAACGGGCTCCCGTGGTTTCCGTTGACTCAGAGACCAAGAACCTGTCCGTTCATCATAACCAACTCCAGACCCTCCAATTCTCAGACAATCCCGACAGGGCTTTTATCCTCCCTGTACACCATCGTGATACCCCATTCTCAGGATCAGAGTTCCGCACAATATTTAAGGAACTACGTGCCTACTTTGGGCAACGAGTGGAATGGCAGCCTAAATCCCCTCGTTATTTGGTTATGCACAACGCCAAATTTGACCTTCGTATTATACGTCAGGAGTTCGATCTCCCATTCATTTATTGGCCTGTTTGGGACACCATTGCCGGTGAGTTCTGTATACACCCAGAGTCTTGGGTGGTAACGGAACGTGGTATGGTACAAATGAAAGACTTGGTGGTTATGGGGAATCCTCCTCAGGTTTTATCATATAACCATAAAACACAACAGGAAGAATATAAACCACTTTTAGCTACTTCTACCCACCCAACAGACCAACGAATGGTGGAAATATCCTATGAAGGGGGATCCATTCGCGTTACTGAAGACCATGAGGTTTGGTCGGTTACCCGAGGTTCCTATGTAAAAGCTAAGAACCTAACCTCTGACGATGAAGTTTTACTTCAGACCTAACCTGTTTTCTGGTCTTTTGGTGTATGTCTTTAATAACAAGTGGACGGTAGTCAAGAGGGAGGGACCGTCCATAATGGACAAGGAGTGTCCTGAAATTGTAACCGGCCTCTTCCACACCCTTTGCCTTCATACGTAGCCGGTAAAACTCAGCCCCAGACTTGGTGGTTATACCCGCTGTATACGTGCTTTTGACTTCAATAATAAACCATCGCCCTTTAACTTTGGCATAGATGTCAGGGTGATATATGTGGTACTTGTTTTTATTGTCATACCAAGGGATGGATGGCTTACCTTGTACCGCCGTCGTGTAAATTTCGTCTATAGAACACCCAAGTTCGTGGACAAGGTATTT